GTGGCTAACAAGGCCTTCGTACTGGACGCTGAAGGGTCTCAACTCTCCCAGGACATCGCCGATAACATGTTCAACTTGATCATTGACAAGGACAAACTGTTTAAGGCTTGGGATGACGTCCGGGAGTCTGATGTGTACAACGGATGGATCAGTAAAGTACGTTCCGCCGGCTATGCCGCATCACACTCTCTCGAGGCTGAGGAAGACGACCGGATCCTACGGTTCATGGGAAAGGGGAACTTCAAGGCTAAGGAAGACCCTCTGACCTTCGCAGCGACTGCTAAAGCCCCGCAAGGGATCCTGGCGTGGTCGAAGGGCGCGAACTCGTTCTTTGGGTACGCCTGTCGTATGGTCACGGACGTCGTCCGTAACTCCCTGAAGGCCAATGTCGTCTGGAACAACGGTGTCACCGTTGAACAGGCAGCTAGGCAGTTCACCGCCGCGGCACTGAAGGTCCCGGTGGACGAGAACGTCCGTATCGATGCAGTCGAGATGGACAGCAAGCAGAATGAGTTCACACATTCTATAGTCAAGGCGTTCATTGCCAAACTCTATGTGGACAGCGACTTCCTGGATCTGTATTTCAGCATGATGGCGGACTATAAGGTCTCCAATCCTGAGATAAAGATGTTCCTCCAGTGGGTCAAAGCATCCGGGGAGCCGTGGACTCTCTTCGGAAATTCGTTCCTCATGACAGCCCTGACTCTCTGGCTGATCCGTGGGGAAGGTCCATTTGCTCTGTTCTCGCAAGGGGACGACGTCGACCTCAACCAGGCCAACATGCGTGTCGATGAAGACAGGCTGCGCAACATCCAGTTGTACAGCAACTTCGACATGACTTTGGAATGGGGTCGCTACGCCGCCTTCTGCGGGTACGTCTTGGCTTCCGGCCAGTTGGTGCCGAACATCCGCCGAAAACTTATTAAGTTAATGGGATGTACGTTCGTCAACCAGCTTCACTTCGAGCAGGTTCAGATCTCGATCCGTCTGTGGATGCTCCAACTCCGCTCTGGACTGGGCTTCTACGACGCGATTCGCGTGAACGCCGAGACCTATCAGGTCTCAATTGCTCAGGTTGAATCTTGGTTGGAGGCCATCGACTCTCTCGGTCACATCTCGGCGGCGCAGTTCGCAGCTGCTTCAAATCCGATTGCTGAAAACGTTTTCTTCATGTCTCAATCCTATTCTGGGAAATATGACGTGTTGAATTCTGTGTATTAGACTTTGGTGTCTGACGGAACTCACCCGACATTAAGGTGGGTTTATCATCGAAATGACCAAAGTCTCTTACAGCACGTTGTCTCAGCAAGCGAAAACGAAGGCCGACAAGGAGGGCAGACATGTAGGCAAGTGGGTCTACGGAACGAAGAAGCAAGCGGGTGACGCCCGCTCCGGCCCTAAAGGGTCACAACCCAAGCCCCGGCGTAATGCCGGGCCGTCTGGACCGCGTAGGGTCTCCGAAATCGTGATTCTTGATTTCGGGCTGGCTTCGGCCGAAACCATGTACGGGGCTATAGCCCTGAATGGTGACAATGCTTGGCAAGCACTCGCCGACCTGCTCCCGAGGCACCCGAAGATCGTCGGGGCCCGTGTGCAGGCCAAGTTTCCTCTGACGGAGGGGACTGGACGGTTTGCGGTCGCTACTGTCCGGAAGGTGTCGGAAGGGGATAAAACCCCGGCCGACTTGGCTACTGTGAGGGGCTCTCAGCTCTTCAACAGCACCAACTTTCTGGAGAAGTGGGTTGCCGTCCGTGATATTGGCGGGCCAGTCGCCGTTTTAGACGACGCTGGCAATTCGATCCTC